GTAAAAAGCGGTATGGCAAATCCTGCCAACCGCCGTAACGAGTTAATGTTACGCATACGCGAAACCGAAGAGTTAGCCGACGAAATGGGCTATGTAGGTGTGTTTTACACTATTACGTGCCCGTCGCGTTTTCATGCAAACTCAAGTAAATGGCACGGCGAAACCCCAAAAGATGCACAAAATTACCTAACCCAAACATGGGCGCGTGCCCGTTCTAAGTTAAACCGCCGTGGCCTTAAATACTTTGGTGTGCGCGTAGTTGAGCCACATGCCGACGGTTGCCCGCATTGGCACATGATGTTGTTTATGCCTAAAAATAAGCTACAAGAAGTGAACGCTATTTTGCGTTGGTACTTTATTCAAGAAGACAAAACAGAGCTTTACGATTATTACGGCCCTGTGCAAACCCGCGCAAAAGTAGTAAACGAATGGGTAGATATAAACACCCATGGCACACACATTAAAACTGTAGAGAAATGTGTAAGCTACCGCGCAGGCACTAAAAAAAGTGAGCTATTTAAAACCTACAAACAAAAGCGCCGCGAGTGGGGCCTTAAAAAAAGCCAAGGCAAAAAAGCCAAAGCGCCCAGTAAATTTTATCGTACTTTTAGCCCACGCTTTGACGCTATAAAAATGGATAAAAGCAAGGGCAGTGCTGCCAGCTACATTGCTAAATACATCAGTAAAAATATTGATGGCTACCAATTAAGCGACCATGAAGATGCCGAAACAGGCGAAAACCTGCAAGAACAAGCTAACCCCGTTTTAGCCTGGGCTAGTACATGGAACATTCGCCAGTTTCAATTTCAGGGCTCACCAAGCGTCACCGTGTATCGTGAATTGCGCCGCATGCCTAAGGGCAAAGCAATAAGCGACGAAACCATAGAGCCTATTCGCCACGCTGCTGACACCGCCAACTGGAAAGATTACGTAAAGCTCCAAGGCGGCATGTGTATAGGCCGTGCTGCTAACTTCAAATCAATGTACGAAGACACACAAATGGGCAACGACTACGCCGAAGTAGTACGACGCATAAAAGGTGTACTTACTAATACCGATTACAAGGCCGTGCTTAAACGCACACTTGAAAACGTACATAACGTAATTACCCAAACAAGCCTTAAAACTCGCCTAGTAGAATGGACCAGGCAACTCAAAGGCACAGCCGAAAAACTCAATGCTAAGGATAACACCAACGTCGGCGTAGCCGACCTATCTTGGACTAGTGGTAATAACTGTACGCCTATAGCCGCAGGGTCTAGGGCTGAGTTGTTACTCGATATGATGAGCACCTCAAAAAATGACGTTGATGAAGTAATAAAGGATCTAAATAGCGGAAAAAGGATCAGCCGAAACGGCCAAATTTATCAAATACGAGACGGCCAACTTCAAGTTTTAAATGTTGATGAGCAAATAAAGCATGATCAGCGCTTAGCTATTGAGTCGTTTGCTAAAACATACTCACAAAAAGCAGGTAGCTGGCACATAACCGAAGCCCATTGGCAACAAGCCCGCGAGTATGTAGAGCTTGCTTATAAATACGCACAGCTTGATGGGCGCAACACACCAAATAATACCCAGATACAATATGGCCTAGTCACTATTGGCGATTGGGACCTAGTTACTTTAGTAAAACAAGGCAGCGCATCAGCAATCAGCGACAACGATTGGTGGTCACTGGATTTAATGGCGTAGGAGAGAAAATGACTATTCAAATTTCAAAAGTACACATGCCAAAGGCATGTATTAGTTGCCAGGCGTTTTGCCCAAAAGGCTATGCAGAGGATCAGCACAGCCCGTTTATTAGTAGATTCGACAAGCCCGCGCCTAAAACCCAATACGGCCAGTGCGGAAAAACCAATAACAGCGTATTTGCTACCGAAATTTGCACCGGCTACCAGCAAGAACCTAACGCCGATGTATTTGCAGTAATCAACAGACCACAACCAAAACAACAGGAGAACAGCCATGCATAAAGAAAGTAAACACGATATACACAAAAATAAAATTTACTGTGGAACTGTCATTTTTAATGCGCTTAAAAAGGAAATGGGAGTTTTATATGGTAATGAGTTCAGATTCAAATCTGTAACGCTTACCCACGACGGAATGTTACACCCAAGGCAAATGCTTACGCTTGATAAAGAGCTAAAACAATTATTAAAAGAGCTAGAAGTTAAATTTCAGGAGGCCACCAATGTTTTATAAAAATGAAATAGTCGTTGATAACTTTGCGGGTGGCGGCGGGGCATCTACTGGCATGGAGCTTGGTTTAAATCGTAAAGTTGATATTGCAATTAACCATGACCCAGCAGCAATAGATATGCATAAAATAAATCACCCGGAAACAAAACACTATTGCGAGTCTGTTTGGGATGTTGATCCTGTTGAAGCATGTGCTGGTCGGCCTGTTGGATTAGCGTGGTTTAGCCCTGATTGTAAACATTTCAGTAAGGCAAAAGGCTCAACGCCTGTTAATAAAGCTATTCGCGGCCTTGCTTGGGTAGTCGTTCGTTGGGCTGCATTAGTGCCAATGCGTGTGTTTATGCTCGAAAATGTTGAAGAGTTTTTAACATGGGGCCCAGTGGTAGAAGAATCGCCAGGTATTTTTAAACCATGCAAAGCGCGTAAGGGTGAAACGTTTAACGCATTTATAAAATGTATGACCACCGGCTTAAAGTCAGATCACCCCACATGGCCTGAAATTAAAGAAGCACTTGGCGATGATTTTCCATATCACAAACTTGAAAAAGGCCTAGGGTATGACATTGATCATAAAATATTGACGGCCTGTGATTTTGGCGCACCAACTAGCAGAAAACGCTTTTTTCTCGTTGGCCGTAACGATGGTCAAAGTATTAACTGGCCAAATCCAACCCACGGAAAAGCGGGATCAGGGTTAAAACCATATCTAACCGCCGCTGATATTATTGATTGGTCTTACCCAATGCGTTCTATTTTTGACCCCGCTCGGTCTAAGCCTGTCGCTGAAAAGTCGCTAATTCGGTTAGGCAAAGGTGTACAAAAATTTGTTATTGATAATGAAGACCCGTTTTTTGTAGAGCCTGAAATGGTTGTACCATTCATTACTGAACACGCCAATGCATCAAACCAGCGCAATATGCCTATTGATGAACCATTACGCACCTTGTGCGCGCAAGTCAAAGGTGGCCACTTTGCCTTAGTCGCTTGCTCAATTGTTAAATACAGGGGAGATAATGTTGGTCACAAAGTTGACGAACCACTACATACAATAAGTGCCGGTGGTAATCATTTGGGATTGGTTAAAGCTTACCTTGTTAAATATTATGGTACTGGCTCGGTCAATACATTAAATAACCCGTTAGATACTATTACGACCAATGACCGATTTGGTTTAGTGATCATTAAGGGTGAAAAGTATCAAATAACAGACATCCTAACCCGCATGTTACAGCCGCACGAACTATTTGAAGCAATGGGGTTCCCGCCTGATTATAAAATAGCTTTTGATTCAAACGGCAAAAAGAATACCAAGAAAAACCAAGTTGCTCGATGCGGTAACGCAGTATGCCCACCAATGGCACAAGCATTAGTTTCAGCTAATCTTGGTGAAAACCAAGTGTCTGAGGTGGCAGCCTAATGAAACCAACCGTTAAACGCCGCAACTGGGTGTATCACTCAGTTGTTAAGCCAAAAATAAAAACACCACCCACAAAAAAGCCCGCATAACGCGGGCTTTTTAATGGCTAATACTAAAATGACTAAAGCCCAATTAACTCTAATTGTTCTTCACGCGGGAGGTTTTTAATAAGCGACGCGGCTAGTTGCGCAGTAGTTTTACAAGGCGGGTTTAAGAAGTGATCAAACGATTGAGTAATACGGAACGTAGCCCCGCACTCTTTAGTATTGGTACACGAGCAATATAAATTAACCACATGCGCGCTTTGCTTTTCGCGTGATGTAATTGTTGCTTTAGCTTCGCAATTTGGACAAGTAACCCGCGCCATAATAACCACCAATCATTAATAAAATACACTGTTATTATATACAGTGATTTTGTGCATAACAAATAAGCATTTACAAATAGTGGGTATAGTAATAAAATAAATTAATTATCAGTTAAGTGATAATTAATTTATAGGGTTTAGCATGCAATATTTGTTTAAAGGGTCACAAACACAAGAGCGATTAAACTATTTATTCGCCATGTGTAAAATTAAAAGCGACGACATAAAAGCCGCAGCAAGTGATCATCTAGTAAAAGGGCTCAGTAAAAATAACGCAGCACTGTTAAATAACGTGCCCGCGCCAAATTTAACGCGGGCATTAAAAACCTTAAATATCTATGCTGAACTAGTCGAAAAAATTAAAGAGCACGATGCCGCACACAGCCAATATTAAGCACTCGGCTCTAAATCAAAATTTAGCTGTAACTTACTGCCAATTTCAGGATCACGCGCTACTTCGTCCATCATTAATTTAATAAGTGGTTTAGTCTCATTTTTAAAATACATGGCATCGTATTTGGTCGGGTCGCCAAGGCCTGCATTGTTAGCCGGAATGATACCCGCCAAGCCTGGTGGGAAACGGTGAGCGTTGAGTATGTCTTGAGCCGATACGTTTTTAACGTTCATAAACTCGTCTTTACTTTCAAAATTACCCACAGGGATTATTTGTAAGCCTTTTTCTTTACCGTTGGGTATGTTTACGAATAACGAACGGAAGTTACCCACGCCTTTACTGTCTTGTATTTTTTCTTTTATATCGTCTTCAACGTCAGGGTCTAAGTTAGGATCAGTCGCGTACATAATAAAACCCATATGCGCACCGTTTAAAAAGTACTTACGGCGGAATAAAGTCGCATCTTCGTTTAATAACGTAGCCTGTAAACCACCTAAGTAATCGGCTAAACCATACACTTGTTGCACTGGGTCGTACTGGCGAACCCAAATAATGTCGCGCTTTTTATATTTTTTAACTTGGCTATTTCGCTCAAGCACCACCGCGCCACCATCACCACCAACGCGGGTGCGGTAACTAGGTAGCGGAAACAACCTTACAATTTGCCCAAAGCCATTACGTATTTTAAGTAGTGCCACATCACCAAATTGCACCAGGTTTA